CAGAAAATATAATTATTTTTTCTTCTTTAGCAATCTGACAATAGTAAGCAATTAAATCATCAGCCTCATTATCATCAACTTCAATTTGTCTAACAAATACTTCTTCTAAATATTGTTTAACTCTTTCTCGTTGTTTTAAATATGATTCATAACTTTCATCAGTACCTGTTTGAAAACGATTTGCTTTGTATTGAGGGTATATCAATTTTCTGGCAACTGAGTTTGATTCTCCGTCCCACATAACAATCACTTTATCGTGATTATGTTCCTCTAAAAACTTACGAAGTATATTGATGAAGTGATACACTCCACCAATATGATTACCATCGTAAAAAAGTTCCTTAGCTCCGTGAAACCCTATCTTAAAAAGATTGTTACCGTCTACTAAAAGTGTTTTGGTCACTTTATTTATTTAATCCGTGAATAAAATTTTGTTTCCTTTCTTTTTTTCCATCTTTAAAATATTTTTTATTCGGTAATTTCATCTTCAGTTTCATCAAGTTTAATTTCACCATCACCACTAAGTATTCCATTCCAATATTGGGAATATTCTTTTTTGTATTTTTCCAAAGCTTCTTTAGTGTCTTCAATATATCCTTGTGGGACAGCTATTATTTTACCATCAGAATAACCTAATCCATTCACATGATTCTGTAATATTGATATTTTAGTTCTAATCGCATATCTAACAGTTCTTCCTCCTTTAGTTGCCGTAATATGATTAATACCTGCGCTTGCTTGATTACCAAAAAGGAATACTAATGAGGACGCTAACCATACTGCTTCGCCGCCTTTACTCTTAATAGTTGGTTGACCAAATGGATTATCAGGAAGAGCAACCCATGGTTGATTAACCACAACTAAAGTATTATAATACGCATAATCTTCTTTTTTTGATTTAGAAATTCTTGAGTGAACTCCCATACCAATTTTGTCAGCAAGTGCTGCGGCGTTATGCATTTTTCCACCTCGGCCTTCAAATGTCATCTTACAAGGAACACTTCCTACAGAATCCCAAAGAAATAAAATAGATTGTTTAATATCTCCTTTTTCTTGAGCATCAATAACTTCATTAATAAAATCCGTAACTTGTTCAATATAATCAAATCCATCATTAAAAATAAAATCACCATCCCACTCATTATCATCATTCTTATTAGCTTGTAATCCTAACTCTACCGCATGTTCCCATGACCATTTCTTTTCTGTAATAATAAAAACAGGTAGATGACCTTTCTTTTGTGCGTCTGCCGCAGCTAATATCATGGCAGTTGTTTTAGAACTATTACTATGTCCCAAAAACATATTAATACCACCCATAACAGGTCCAGGTATTCCACAAGCATTTAAAAACGCTTCACCACAATTGTAGTAACTTGTTTCTTTATATTTTGTTTTGGTTGAAAACTTGTCTTTGAACCCACCACTTTCTTTTTTCTTAGTTGCCATTTTATATTTTTTTAATCGTAGATATTTTTATTACAAATAAAATTATCATGTATGGTACCATATAAGATACCATACATGATATTAATTTTATTAAAACGGTAAATTCTCATCTGGCTCATCATTATCCTGTGGGTCAACATAACCATCTTTAGATTTTCCACCACCAACAGATACTGTTGATTCTGTGTTATTCTCATATACATATCCACCCTTATCCATGTCCCAACGTGGTGTTTCTCCACGAGCAATTGCTTCAAGATATTCAACAGGTTTTTTAGAATACACATCAGTCCAAGTTTCAAGGTTGTTAATCCACTCTTTAGCTTGTGCAGGTTCTGCATGAACAGGTGTTGAGTCATCATACATTATTGTTGATACGCTAGTATATTCTTTACCTTTGCCTGTCTTTGATTTAGTTAATTCAATAACAAGGTCTCTTCCTTTTTCAGCGTCGGTAATATCTCCTTTATTTCTCCAAATAGGAATAATCTTATCAAGGATACCCTCATTTTTATAATTGTGTTTAAAACGCCAAAACTTTGGTCCGTCTTCTTCATGGTCTCTGTCGATAACTTTAACAATATAAAACTTACGAGATTTATATTGTTTTGCCAATTCTTTGTCAGATTCTTTTCCAGTTGACATTAGTTCTTCGTAAACCTCATTCAAAGGTGAACGCTCATTGTCATTTTTTCCTGGGTCATAGAACTTTTGCCATTGTCCACCAACTTGAATCTCATGATACCAAGCTTCTTTAAATGGAGAAGAACCATCAGATGTTGGGAGAATCCTAACTTTTCTTTGTCCTGTTTTTTCTTTATCTCCAAGAATAAGAGCGAAATACTTTTTCATTCTTTCATCTTGAGACATTTTTCCTTGGGCCCCGCCCGATGATTGTTTTGATTTTTCATACTGTGCCAATACGGCGTCTAATGCATTACTCATAATTTTTAAATTAAATTGTTTATATTATTAAATAAATATAGTAAATAATTGAGCTTATGTCAAATAAAAAAGGTCACCAAATGGTGACCCTTTAAAATAAAAATTATTTTTATTACTGTTGATAATTATTATCCTCACCGCTATTAGGTTGGAATGAATTTTTAATATCGTTACTATTAATATCGGTTACTTGGTCTGAAGTTAACACATAATCATTTTTTCCTGTTTTTTGCATTTCATCTTGTTTGTCGTCAAAAAAATCTGTTAACTTTTGATTGAAGGGGTAAGAGTCGTATGTTCTAAGTTCCAATTTTTCTTGTGGAGTCTTTTCTCTATACTTTTCAATTTTATTTTCAAGAGTATTAAGTTTATTCATTATTGCATCCATCTCAGATAATTTTTCTTCCATTTTAGAAATTTGACTAAAAAGGTTTTCAAAATATTCATCTTGCTTTTTTTCAATATTTTTTTGTGAGTCAACTAAATCAGTAACATCAAGTTCTTCAGATTCTAAACTTTCAGTTTCTTCTGATTCACCATCGTCATCTATTTTTTCAACATCCTTATCAACATCAACATCAATTACTTGAGGTGGTGTTGCGGTTTCTGCGGATGGTACTCCTTCAGGTGCTGGTGGAGCAATTGCCCCTTGTTCGCCAGGTGCTGGTGCCAACGCACCTAAATCAGCTCCGGGTTCTTCTGTTGGTGAAGGAGCGTTCTGTTCTGTAATATAATTATTGATACTTCTGTATCTTTCAATTTCGTTTAATATTTTTCTATCTAAGCTCATATTTTTATCCGTTTAATAATTGTTTTATTCCCTTTGCGGTTTCAACTTTAACTCTTCTGTTTGTAGTAACTTGATGACCAGCCCTTTCAATAAGACCGTCTCTTTCTCTTACTGTATAACAATCTCCTGTATCTAAATCACAAACTTCTTTTGTTCCGTTTCCATTATCTTCCTCAGAATATCTAACAGATTTTCCAAGATAATTGTCTAATGTTGATTTTAAATTCATAAAATACTTTTTATATAAATATACGGTTAATGGATTAAATTATTTCGGGACATACACAAGTTTAGATGCACTAGTTACCACTATGTTTTTTGAACTACTAATAACAATATTATTTTCTTGTAAAACATTTTGTGCCGGTTTAGGTATAGAAACCACAATCATTTCACCACTAAGAATACTAACACCTGTTGTCACTAAAATACCATTAATTGTGACACCTGTCGTAAACTCTAATCCAACACCTTTAATAGTGATAATAGTACCTGTAGTTCCTGTTGACGGTGAAAAAGAATTAATCGTTGGTGGTGGGCAAGTAGGTGTTGGTGATGGTGCAATATTTAAATTATTTATTGTCTTAGTTGTTTCCACTAACGGAAGTGACCCTTCCAATAATTCTTTATTTTTAGAACTATTTAATCCAGCACTTTTAGCAGAATTTAATGCAGATTTAAAACTTGATATTGCCGTAGTATAATTTTTCACATCATACGCACTTTCACTAACTCCATTTGGAACCCAATAACATGAGTAATATTTTGGTAATCCTATTTGTAGTATTCTATTAACATTATTAGATAATCTAGAAATCATAAAATTAATAAAGAAATCTAAATTTGCAAAAGTTGCTATTGGTTGTGATTCTGAATTAGAATTATTTTGCCCTCCAACATTTAAACAATAATACGTTGGTGAAAAATAATCACTAGTTGCTCCGTAATCTTGAACTAATTCTATATTAGCAATGTTATAATTAGATGCTTTAAAAACTCCTCCTGTTTCTTGAAGTGGGAAAGTTCTAATATAACATATTGAATATATTATTGTTTTTAATATTTCGTTATTAGTTCTGCTATTAATGGCATCAACCAATTGTTGCGGAGTTAAATTAGTCTGTACTTCGTTTTCAACAATATATTTTTCATAAGCCGGCGCTAATTTAGTAGTACAACTATTAGTTGTTGCTTTAGTATTATCAGACTTTTGAGATGTTTTTGCTGTTTTGTTTTCATTAGTAATTGTTACGTTAATTGCTTCTTCTTTTTTTGTTTTAATCATATCTTCTATTTTTGTTAGTAGATTTTGATTAATACTTTGAAGATAATTGTCAATTGAAGGTAAATCATATATTCCTTGTCTAGTTCCACTAAATTTTGTTTGGAATTGTCCAGGTGTTATTGTGTGAGATACTTCAGTAATAACATATGGTCCATTGAACATTGGTACGTGCCTAAGATTAAAATACATCATTGGTTGTATCATCGCATTACCAAAACTAACAACTTGGCATTGATAACTTCTTTGTTTATATAAATTATATAAAC